TAATCTTCTTCAACGCATCAGAATGAAGAGCAAGAATACATGTTTTCAATGCTCTTAAACTAAGTATGCCATGGTGTTCATCTTTCTTCTTTCTGCCAAATTCAACAAGTAAATCAGTAGCACCACGTTCAGCCTTTTTAACACCAAGCAACGAATGACGAACTAGTACAACCCCTCCTCCCTTTTCAAACTCGTCGCGCATAGCATAAATCAACGCACTAAATCCTTCTTTAATGACATAGTAATTAGAATGTGTCCCCATTTCGCCATCTACAAATGTTTTCAACGCCAAGTCTGCACGTAGCAAATGCACTTCACCGTAATAAGGAAACTTATCAAGAAACTCATCTGTTTTTTCAGGTCCATATACTTTGTCCAGTATACTTTTCAAGGTGTGAGAACGTAGAACTTCATCACTTAATTGTCTTAAAGGACTAAAGAAGGCAGGTATTGTGAATGATTCAAACGTATCTTTAATAATATCACTCTTACCATCTTTCTTATAATCCAAATGGTCATCAATGCTCATAAGAGTCAATCCATATTTTTTCACAAGGTCAATGACCATTATATGGCTTTTATGAATTCGCGCAGCCCCCATTTCCCAACCTACACCAGGAAAGTCTGGAGGGCTATAACTGTATGTGCGACCACCTACTCCTTTGTATTTTTCAAGGAGCGCAATTGACCAAGACGGGTGTTGTTTTTGTAGCTTTAAAGCCGCATAAAATCCGCTTATTCCTCCACCAACACAAATACAATCGTAACTTGCTTTTGGAGCAACAGCAGTCATCTTCCTACTAAATACCAGCCCAAAAAATTGAACACATCATTGCCTATCAAATTGTACACCCACGAATACTAAATAACAACAAACCAACAATGTATTCGGTCCATTTTACTCAGTACACTGTTAAGCAACTTAATACTATGGCAATTGATAATTATACTAAAAATAAGAACCGTTGTATTAAGAATTGGTATGACCAAATTATGGATAAGGTGCAGTCAGGAGTATTTCTTACATATCTTTGGATTAATGATTCTGATTATGAAGATGAGTATCCTTGTAAATATGTGGAAGATGCCCTTGATGAACTAAAGAACAATATTCTTAAAGGTATTTGTCTTTATCGGAGCAATGAGACATCACAGACAATTCAAGTTTCTTGGGACGATGGGGCAGTAGAAGCAGATGAAACCAATGAATCTGACAATGAAACGAAAGAGGCTGAGATTGATAACTCTGAAGAGGAAGAGGAAGAAGAGGAGCAAGAGGATGAAGAGGAAGAGGAGCAAGAGGATGAAGAGGAAGAGGAGCAAGAGGATGAAGAGGAAGAGGAGCAAGAGGATGAAGAGGAAGAGGAGGAAGAGGAAGAAGAGGAACAACCTACAACGAAAGATATTTCAGTCCAAAAGGATGAATAAAGACGAATTAACTACATAAATAAAAAATTGAACGGCGTTTGACCCAAAAGGTCCATTACAAACTTACAAGCGAATAAGTGAATAAGTTAAACAAGAAACAATGTCTACTATTCCTCTCTATACTCTTAACAATGTATATTATTATATGACACCTAATGATTATATTAAGATTTGGGATTATGAAATTATGAATACTTTCATTTCAAGTGTAATTAATAATTACAATGCCACTTATTCTTCTAAGTATCTTGAAGATAATCTAGATACTCTTGATACTATGTATATGAACCTCCATGATTATAACACACATCCTATTGTGGTTTATTGGGATTCAAATGCACTTTAAAACGCAGTATAACAAACAAAAATAAACCCAATTTCTATAGAAGAATAAACTCTTATTCTATAGAAAAACAAAACCATTTTTTATTCACACTTCTTACTCAACACGAACACCATATCCACTCAACCACTCAAGAACATGGTTCGCATCACGTGGACCTTCAAGACGACCAACAAAATCTCCATTGCGAAGACAAATGAAAGAAGGAATTGATGAACAACCGCTCCACTTCAATGTGTCTTCATTCGCATCAACATCACAATGATACCACTTTACAGATGGCGCACGCATCACAAGACTCTTTTTATCCATACGCTTACACGGTCCACACCAAACGGCGCTAAAACACACAACAACAAACGGCGCGTAAGGAGAATCAAATCCTTCCTCTGTTGGTCTTTTAGGACGAAGAAGCTCTTCAAACTGGGAATGGCTTTGGAGGTTTATCATCTTTGCTGGAACTTCCATTATTCTGCCCTACTATTTCTTTTACTCTTAAAGCACCCAAAAAAACACCACCCACAAGAATCAACAAAGATACTCCCCCAACTGCCCACGCATCAAGGCCACCTCCACCAATACCACCACCACTCATGCCTTTCGCAACCAACCCAGGAACCTGTTTCGCCGCAAGAGCCTTGAGTCCAGAAGGATTTGTTAACCCTACTAACTTAGATGTGGACCCTTGAAGAACATCAGGAATCACATTCAATGCGTCAGGTGCTTTCTGTAATACACTACTTGCGAGGCTAACAACAGGTAATGTACTATCTGTCGCAGCATGAACAATTTCTGTCGCACCATCTGCGACTGCTTCTGCCGTCCCTGCCATTGCCGAAACTGCTCCAGAAATTGCTTTCGCGGGTCCAATAACAGTATCAACAACAGGTTGAAGAACCATTCCAACAACTCCATACTTATTTGAATCAGCCTCTATTGGATCGCTCGGTCCAAGAGTTGTAGGATAATACTTTGGAAGTATTACATTCGCAGGGAAGAACCGCAACATTCCATCTTCCCACACAGACTTGGGTGTTATAAACGCACGATATACATCTACACACTTCCACAAGAAAAGCAATGGCCACATAATAGGAATAATGGTGTAAATAAACTTCACAAGCCCTCCTTTTGTATCTCCACCCATAAAACTATCAATACCGAAAGGCATGAAGCACATCAAAAGATAACCCAACCATCTCCAAGGGGCCTTTGCTTCACCCTCTACTCCTGGCAAGTCCTTGAACACACCAGCACCAATTCCTTGAGCACCGAATAACGGCACACTTAATCCGCTCTTCAATACAATATCTTTATAGCCAAATATTTGTAAAATATCATATATATACCACACACCAAGACTAAATATATTTACTAAACACTTCAATACACCGGATAATGGACTTCTAAGCCAAAAATGGTCCAATCCAAAGAAGCCTCCAAGAACTGTTATAAGCATAAGACTCCAATAAGGATACCATGCTCCACCCCAATAACCAGCCCCTGTATATCCAAACCGTACACTTTCTTTTTCATCAGGGGGGCTTTCTCCAGCCATCACCACTCTGTTTGTAGCAAACAAAGAGTCAAATGCGAAATTGAACCAATTTTGGATTTGACAGAGTAAGATTCCAAGTACGGGAAGCTTTTTTAGTTCGCAAACAACAAACCGCCGTAACCTTCCACTATTTTCAAGATATTATAGTTCACTGCAAATGCGAAGCACGTAAGTCCATCACGCACATTTGGTGGACCATTTATATTCATTTGACACTGAAGCGTCACATCATAGAAACGACTTGCGTTCAATGTTCCAGATGGCTGAAGTTCTTCAGGTCGTAGACCAAATGAATAAGCATAAATGTAAAGTGGGCTCGTATTTGTTGTGTGATATTGATATGGCTGAATATTTCTGAAATAGCGTGCTTCACGTGATTCAAATCTATCTTGCCCATCAATCTGAAGAACTGCAGATTCCATCATGTCCTCTTTGAATCCAATTTCATTTGCACCCAAGCTTGTGAAGTTGAAATACTCGTGACGCTTCTCATTCACATTGCGACGGAAGACCCATATGAGTTCTTTAATGGGGTGATTGAGTACCATTGAAATACCTGTTTGATTTGTATTTGGTGGAATTGCAAATGGTGCGACAAGTTGAACTTGTTCAATAAGATATTCGTGTTGCTGACTTACAAAACGGCGACGTTCATTATTGTCCAAGTAAATGAAATCACCCCACAATTCACAGTTCAATAGACTTGGTGATACTCCAGAAGAACCTTCACCTTTCACTTGTGTTGTACAATTATCCAAATACAAATTCGTATTGTACCACAAGTCCTGAATCTTTCGTAGCTTGATGCGAATTTGAAGAGTCTGATATTGAAGTGCTAAGAGGGGCAAGTATTGCCCGGGATTTTTGTTAAACCAGAATGTTAATGGAATATGAAGGCGAGTGGGTCCAAGAAGACTGAAGGACGGGTTGCCATACGTCTCGCCAATCATTTGTTGATATCCAGCACGCTTATCAACAGACGTTGTCATATTGCCATAGATATTTTCAAACATACCTGTGTGTTTGTCAATTTCAGTCTCACCCATCAAGAATGTAATTTCCTCAATAATAGCATGGCCTATTCCATTGCAATACCCAAGTTCTTTCCCATCACTTGTAAAGATTCGTGGCAAATCTAATACCAAAAAGCAAGCACCAAGCAAATCACCGAAACGGGGAATAATACAATTAAATGTTTGCCCAAAATCGGGCTTTCCTTGAAAGTACATGCGGATGCTTTCCATTGAAAAGTTCGTGTAGCGACGATATACAAATCGGAAGAAACTAACACTTGGATTACCAGTTAAAAATGAATCTTCTTTTCCAACATACACAAGTTGAATTCGACCACCGACACGTGGCATACTACCTCTCCTACGATAGTTCTAGGTCTTAACTGAACACACACATGACGACTCCAACCTTTCCACCTTTGCACTTAATTCCTTTATAGATTCTATAAGAATTGGAATAATTTTGTCATAAGAAACAAATAAAGAACTGTTTGTTTCCTGAACAGCAATTGGCAACACATTCATCGTATCTTGTGCGATGACGCCAACATCCGCATTTCCAGAAGATTTCCATTGGAAATATACACCATTTAGTTCTTTAATAGAACTCAATGCGTTTTCAATATTGTAAATATTTGTTTTGAGTCTGCGGTCCGATGGAGTTGCGAAGTTAGACGCAAGAACCGTTCCATTGATTTGTGCGTTTCCACTCACATCAAGTTCCGCATGGCGAATAGAATCAAATGATTTGTTTACGCACACTGGCCCAGTAAACCAACCAACTCCACTAATATCAAGGCTGTTTGAGGGAATACATCCAACACCTAATTTACCTTCATCCGTAAAACGTGATACAAGTTTGCTATCACTCACAAAATCAAACCATCCTTGATATTCTGTATGTGCTGTACTAAACAACATGTTTTGACTCCCAAGAAGCGTACTCAGTGTACTTACACCAGGACCAGCATTTACTTCAAACCCTTTATTATAAACAAAGGTTGAATTGTAGTTTGAAAAGTCTCCCAAAGAAGTTGAAGTATAATTTGACAACTCGCCGACCGAGCTAGAAAGCGAACTAAGTCCAAACGATACAACACTACTCAAACTACTCAAGCCATCTGCAGTATTGTAAGTAAGAAACAAAGAAGATATTGTACTAACTAATAGTTCGGTGTTTGTACTCAACGCGCCATTGATATAACTACTAAATGAACTATATGTATAAGATGTAATAGAACTTGTTAATGGGTCTTCAAGGACAGGTTTGAGCGTACTTGTAATTAACAATCCATATGTACTATAAAACTCATAAATAGACATACCTTGTAAGAGACCATTTCTGTCTGTAACAAATACATAACTAGAAGGATACGGGTTGAAATCATATACAATTGGTAATATACGGCGAACTGTTAGTAAGTCTATATCTAATGATTCAAGTTGGCGCGACCCCATCGCTCTTCTGTTGAAACGTGTGGTATAAAGTCCATTGACTTTCCGAACACAAACACACCCTACGCAACAACACCGAGCGCGTAGAATCAGAGTGGTTTAAGAAGTCTCTCCATTCCAAGAAGAATGACCCAGGGCGGTGGTCTATTACAACTTGTAGCGGTTGGAAAACAAGATGTGTTTCTTACCGGAAATCCTCAAGTAACATGGTTCAAGATGGTATACCGTCGTTATACTGCATTTTCAATTGAAGCACAGCGCATGTATTTTGACGGTAATGCAGACTTTGGACAAAAGATTTCGTGTGTTGTGCCACGTCTTGGAGACTTATTGGGTAGTTGTTTCCTTGTTGTTGACTTGCCCCCGATATACCTCACAGATGGCACACAGGTTGGATACACAAATAACATTGGACATGCTCTTATCCAAGAGATTAGTATCTTAATCGGGGAACAAGAGATTGATAAGCAAGTTGGAGAATGGATGCAAATCTGGTCTGACCTTACTGTCTCATCTTCTCAACGTGATGGCTTCAATGAAATGATTGGCTACGTTGACGGTTTCCCAGCAGTTACAATCAAGAGTGGACAACTCCACATTCCATTGCGTTTCTGGTTCTGCAAGAACCCCGGGCTCTACTTGCCACTTCTTGCACTTCAGTATCACCAAGTTCGCATTAACTTAACTCTCACGCCTCTTGATAAACTCTGGCACCGTATTGGAATCCCTCAACCTCAGTGGCAAATTGCACCCCCAACACAAAAGCCAACGTTCCAACTCTGGGGAGACTTCATCTTCCTTGATGTTGAAGAGCGCCGTCGTTTTGTGAATACGCCAATGGAATACCTCATTGAGCAAGTTCAATACACGCCACCTTACCCCATTACAGCAAATGCAACCGCCGCAACAATCAAGCTTGATTTCAATCACCCTTGCCGTGAATTCATCTGGGTTTTCTCAAGAAACTCTGTTGCAAATGCGAACGAGCCATTTAATTGGACAAGTAATGGTTCTGCAGAAACAGGAGCAATGCCAACAGATTTAATGGTGGATGCAGTTATTCAACTTGATGGCCAAGACCGTTTTGAGCGCAGACCATCCACTTATTTCCGGCTTGTACAGCCATTCCAGCGCCACACGACAATCCCTGTTGGCAAATTCATTTACATGTACAGCTTCGCATTGCGCCCTGAAGATGTACAGCCTAGTGGCAGCCTCAATGCAAGTCGCATTTACAACATCACTCTTCAAATCACACCAAACAATGCACCAGAGTTGGACCGTGGCGATATGAGTTGTACGACGTATGCTACGAATCACAACGTACTACGTGTTGTTGACGGGTTCGGTGGACTTTTGTTCAGTGTCTAAACCAACCCAAAACATCTCACAACACATGCCACAACACATACCAACATGTATCGTATAATTTCTAAAACGAATTGAATCAATTAACTTTAGAAAACTATTGTAGAAATGGCGACGCGTACTCAAATTCCGAATATTCCAAGAACATCTGCCAGTATTGATATTCTTCAAACAAAACTTCTCTTCTTCCGCAATTTCGTAGATAACTCTGCTCCTATTGCGCAAGATGTTCTTTATGCAGATGGCAGTGGCGGGACTTTTTTCTCATCTCTCACGATTGAGAATATCCGTGGTTTCTCCAGTTTCTACGCAAGTACTCTTGGAATCCCTGCGTCTCTTGGATCTTTCGGATATCTTTCAACGGGTCAATATGGATATGTTGGAATCGGTGTACGCCCCGCAAGTAATACGCTAGATGTAAGTGGAAGTGTCTTTTTCCATTCTTCTTGCTATGTTCAGGGTCCAATGGCAATTGGAAAAGTCCCTGGTCAGCCCATTCTTGGTACGTTGGATGTAAGTGGAAGTATTATTGGTTCTAACTTATATATTCTTGGAAATGCGACAGTAAATGGAACAGTAACTGCTTCTGCCTATCTTACATCTTCCGATAGTAACTTGAAGAAGGACATAGAAACCTATGTTCCATCTGGAAATGCTTGGGAGACTCTTCGTGGTGTTCGTTTCAACTGGAAGTCCAATGACCGCCCTGATATTGGATTCCTTGCCCAGGAACTTGCGACTGTCGTCCCAGAAGCTGTGAACACAAATAGCCAAGGCGAGATTCACATTGAGCCCACAAAGATTCTTCCACTTCTTGTTGAGACAATCAAGGACCTACGTGAGCAAGTCAAAGAAATGGATATTCGTCTTGCTGTTCTTGAACAATACAAGCATTGAATACAATAAAAATATACCAAGTATTAAAAGGAATGAAGGTTCGTCCTTTTGATTTACTTCGTAGTATAACACAGTTTTTCGTACTCGTAGGTGCTCTTAACTGGGGCACGTACGGGCTCTTAAATATAAATGTGGTTGATGTCTTATTTGGCTCTTCAACACTCGCAAAAGCCTTCTATACTATTATTGCGCTTTCTGGACTCTTTATTATAGGTCTGAAACTTACAATGAAAGGCTAATACCATCAACCACTCACCTCAACTCCTATTCCTGATTTTCAGCAAGTTCTTCTTTCTCATCTTCAAGTCGCTTTACAAGCCACTTCACAGCCTTCTCCCACGTGAATCCCAGTACGGTTTCACGTGCTTTCAATCCATGCGCCTTACGCTTCTCAGAGTCATTGACATACTCTTCCATAGCAAGGCAAACATCGTGAGGGTCGCAAGCTTCACCTTCCCCACCAACAGGACTAAATGTTGTTGGAAGATAAAAGCGATACTTTGGCTTCACAATCATACTATTCTCACTATTACAGAACTCCTTGAATCCA